CGAAAAAATTCTTTTGGCTCGTAGAGAACAATTGCTTGAGGATATTAAGTATGATGGAACTTATTTGCCAAAGTCGTTAATGCACCCCGAGTTAGATAGGGGATTTTTAGATTTTGTTAAAGAAGATTTACAAACAACGGTTGCTGGTAGTATAATACCAATGATTGATTTAATTATTACCACACAAAACTGGGCTCAATTTACAGAAACTTGGGACATTCAAGATTTGAATGGTAACCCAACACTGCCGTTTATTACTGTTGTTCGTCAACCTGAAGTTAAATACGGAAGCAATCCCGCCATTATTTACAACATTCCAAATAGAAAGGAATATTTTTACGCAGCCGTTCCATCTTGGAATGGAAACATCAAAGGTTTGGATATCTATAAAATTCCACAACCAGTTCCTGTTGATATTACCTACAATGTTAAAATTGTTTGTAATAGAATGAGAGAGTTAAATGAGTTTAACAAAAATGTAATTCAAACTTTTGCATCAAGACAAGCCTACAGACAAATCAATGGTCATTACATTCCAATTATTATGGGGAGTATTTCAGATGAGTCAGTTGTTGAAGTACAAAAAAGAAGATTTTATATTCAGAACTATGAATTCACAATGTTAGGGTTTTTATTGGATGAAGATGAGTTTGAAGTTGCCCCTGCGGTTTCTCGTGTGTTTAATACTTTTGAGGTGTCAGCACAAACATCAAGACCAAGAAGAAAAAAATATCCTGAAAATATTGATGAATATAATTTGGGTGTTTCCGTACCTAGTGGTTCAACACAAACTGATTTAATGGTTGATTATACTGGTGATTTTAATTTATTAACAAAAATAAATGTTACAAGTTTTGATGTCTACATAAGACCACAAGGACAATTAACATTTGATTATTATGGTAGTGACGTTTCATTAATACAAGTCAACACCAACGATACTTTAAGACTTGAGGTGACAAGTCGACCTAACGCCACATTACCTTCTACATTCAATTATGCAATTAAATTGTTTGGTGTAAATAGTGATGTTCCACCACCACCAAATTCAAACGCAAATCCCCATTCATGATTCACCATAAATGTCTTTTTTAATTTGACATTTTTCTTTAATCAAATTTTCCAAAAACCTATACATCTTAATACCGTGTTTATCACAGTATTTCTTTAAAATATCGTGTGACTCTACTGATATCTTCAAATTCTTTATTTTCTTTTCCATAGGTAGAATAAAGGCAGAAAATAATCTGCCCATATTATAAATAGATATGATAAAGTAAAGTTTTTCTTCAATCTCATAATATTTATGTATAAATAAATCAATTGAACATATATAAAAATGGCAGTATCAAATAAAGTTTTCGTTTCTCCTGGTGTATACACATCTGAAAGAGACCTTAGTTTTGTAGCACAAAGTGTTGGGGTAACCACACTTGGTCTTGTTGGTGAGACATTAATGGGTCCAGCTTTTGAACCCATTTTCATCACAAACTACTCAGACTTTGAGTCTTATTTTGGGGGTACAGTTCCAGAAAAATTTGTAAACACACAAATTCCTAAATATGAATTGGCGTACATCGCCAAATCCTACCTACAACAGTCTAACCAATTATTCGTAACAAGAGTATTGGGATTGTCGGGGTATGATGCAGGACCGTCATGGTCAATAACAACAATTGCCAATGTTAACTCAACAACTGTTGGATTGAATGGAAGTTCATCAACATATAGTGTTGGATTTACAGGTTCAACAGGTTCAACAAGTGTGACATTTGGTTCATTCCCAGCAATTATTAATCTTGATGCTCAATACACACAATTTGATGGTAACATTTCAACAATACAAGATGATTTGGATTCACAAATTTCACCAATAATTAACGCCGCTGGTGTTGGTTCAGGTTTTACAATAGATTATTTTGGTACAATACCATCAGGAGCATCACCAAGTTTAACGGCTTACACAGCTTCAACTAACGTATATGGTGTTTCAGGTGTAACAACTGCAGACGCTGATTTTACTTCAGGTAATAATGACACTTGGTATTACGCTAACTTTGATATTTCTTCAGAAAATGCTTATACAGGTTATTCATTCTATAATGTAATATCTAGTATGACTAGTTTAGGTAGTGGTGTTTATTCAGGTACTGTTTCAGGAACAATTTATAACTATACAGGTACCGCTTATACAGATTATAATAACTTAATTGCTGCAACTCTACGTTCAAGAGGTATTACAACATATGGTGTCGGAAGTAATGGTCCTGTTTATACAGTATCAGGTTTAACTAGTGTTATTATTGATAATTCAGGAAGTTATTCAGGAATATCACAGAATCCATTTACAGAGTTCGCAATTTCAGGATTAACTACTGCGGGAGATGCGTTTTCATTCGCAGCATCTTTAAGTACAACATCCGCAAATTACATTACTAAAGTATTTGGTTTATCTAACTTTGGTAAACCTAGAGCTGAAGTTCCATTATTTGTTGAGGAAACTTTCCCGAATTTGTTAAATTACGCTTATAATAAGGGATACATTAGAGGTCTTAATTCTCAGTTTGTTGCACTTCCTGGTGTTAGATATACTAATTCAACAGGAACTATTGCAAACTATCTTCAAAGATATCAATCACCTGAATCACCTTGGGTTGTTTCTCAATTATTCGGTAGTACAGTTGATAAGTTATTTAAGATTTATTCTGTAGCTGATGGTAATAGTGCAAACACACAAATTAAAATTTCAATTTCTAACATTTCATTCGCAAATTTAAGTTTTGACTTGGCGGTTCGTAGTTTTTATGATACTGATACAAATCCTGTAATCTTAGAAAAATACACAAACTGTACTATGGACCCAGGTTCTAACAGTTATGTGGCTGTTAAGATTGGTACAAGTGATGGTGAATACGCTTTGAATTCAAAATATATTATGTTGGAAATGAATTTAGACGCTAACATAGAATCAGTTCCTTGTGGATTTGAAGGTTATGTTATTAGACAATACGGTTCAGCAACACCACCGTTCCCAGTATATAAAACACAATACAACTTCCCTGGTGAAGTAATTTATAATCCACCATTTGGAACTACTGCAGGTGTTGACAATCCTGTTATTAGTGCTGGTGATAAAGTAAGAACATCTTATTTGGGAATTTCTTCACAAATTGGTTATGACCCAGCGTTTTTTGAATATAAAGGAAGACAGGCTTCAACTAACTATTGTGATGAGTTAAATGTTGGTGAACCTTGGGGTTATATCACAAAAGGTTTCCACATGGATTCAGGAGCAACTGTTGTAACAATTGCTTATGGTCCTCAATCAGGACAAACAGCATTTGATTGTGGTGATGCATCATTCCAATCTGACCCTGAAAATTCAGCAAACCCTTACTACCAAATCCAAGCTAGAAAATTCTCTTACTTGGTTCAAAATGGTTTTGATGGTTGGGATATCTATCGTGAATATAGAACAAATGGTGACTCTTATATCTTAGGTGGTACTGGTTATCAAAAAGGAGCATGTGCAACAACAAGATACCCAAATGCATCAGGTTGGGGAGCGTTTAAACCAATCACTATCGGTGACTTTACAGATTTTGCAAACACTGATTATTATGCATACTTGTTAGGTATAAACACATTCTCAAACCCTGAAGCGGTTAACATAAATGTATTCGCAACACCAGGAATTGATTATGTAAATAACTCAAATTTAGTTGAGGATTCAATATCTATGGTAACATTTAATAGAGCGGATTCAATCTACATTTGTACTACACCTGATTGTAACGTATATGTTCCAACAAATACTGATAACTTTATTTATCCAACAGGAGCGGTTGATAATTTAGCAAACACTAATATAGATTCTAACTACACAGCAACTTACTACCCTTGGATTTTGGTTAGAGATACTGTTAATAACACACAAATCTACATACCACCAACAAATGAAGTTTGTAGAAACTTAGCGTTGACTGATAACGTATCATTCCCTTGGTTCGCAACTGCGGGTTACACAAGAGGTTTGGTGAACGCAATTAAAGCTCGTAAGAAACTTACACAAGAAGATAGAGATACTTTGTATCAAGGTAGAATCAATCCTATTGCAACATTCTCTGATGTTGGAACTGTAATTTGGGGTAATAAAACATTACAAATTGCTGACACAGCACTTAATAGAATTAACGTAAGAAGATTGTTATTACAAGCTCGTAAATTAATTTCAGCGGTGGCGGTAAGATTGTTGTTTGAACAAAACGATGCTAAAGTAAGACAA